CCTACTACGACATTATCTGTACTTTCGTCCCAACCAATAAGAACATTGTCTGAAGAACCTCTTTCAAGGACAATACCCATGTCATTTGCTGGTGTTCCTGTTGTACCATTACCTAACTCAATAAGTCTATCTGCAATAGTTGAGTTTGTAGTGTCTAAAGTTGTAGTCGTTCCGTTTACATCTAGGTTACCTGTAATAGTTACATTACCTGTTGCTGCTACATCTGCAAATGTAACATCACTTGATGTTGCTACTGCTTGTCCAATACTAACTTGGCCTGAACTGATTGCAACACCAGTTCCAGCAGTTATATGTGCTCTAACTTCTGCTGCACTTGGACCTGTGTATGTATAAACACCATTACTATAACTAAATGAACCGTCTCCACCTGCATCAGTAGCACTAAAGTAACCTTCTACTACTGATTCTAATGTTGAACCGCCTACTGTAATGGCATCTGCTTCTAATGTTCCGTCTATATCTGCATCGCCACTAACATCTAATGATGTGGCATCAACTTCACCTGCTACTGTAACTACACCGCTTGATAGTGTAATTAAATCTGTATCGCCTGTGTGTCCAATTACTGCACCATCTATTACAACATTGTCTACAGTAAGTGCTGTTAATGTTCCAACACTTGTTATATTAGTTTGTGCTGCTGTATTTAATGTTCCTGCTAATAGTGTAGTAGTTAAAAGACCACTTGAAGGATTATATGTTAATCCTGTATCTGATTCTGCTCCTTGGCTTCCTGTTGCTCCGTCTACAAAGACTGGATAAACTGTTTCGTCTGTACTATCGTTTGCAGATACTGTAAATGTTCCTGCGTTACCTGTTGTGTCTTGGTTAAGTGTTCCTACAGATACAGTTGTACCTGATATGGATAACCCTGTGCCAAGATCTAAAAATGCTGTTGCGCCCGCTGAATCATCCCAGAAAATTATCTGGTCGTCGTTTGGATCTGAAAGGCTTTCTAAGCCTAAGTGTGATAAGTTTACTGTAGCACTTCCGCTAGTAGCTCCCCCTGAAAGTCCTGTGCCTGCTACGACTGCTGTTATATCCCCTGCTTGTATTTCAGAATATTTGGCTAGTCTTATACCGCCTGCTGTTGAACCATCATGTACTCGAACTGTATCTAGCGTAGTATCTACGGAAAGTTCACCTACCGCACCAGTGAAGGATTCGTTCTGTGTCGTCGTCCCTCTTCTAAATTGTACTTGTGTTGGCATTATTGTCTCCTAATTAATATGTTCCGCCGTCAATATTACCGCCAGATATACTTGTACCTGCGATGTTTCCTGATATGTTGGTAGCATCTGCTAACATTAGCTCTTTACCACCTGCTGTGCTTCCGTCGTGGACCCTGATAGAACTGTTCGTAGTATTTATAGAAATTTCACCTATTGAACCGGTAAACGCATTGTTCTGTGCTGCTGTGCCTCTCCTAAATTGTACTGTAACTGCCATCTATTGTCTCCTAAGTTTTATGACATAGCTCCTAAGTCTTCTGTGGCCAAACGATATTTAATTGCAGAATTCATATCATATATTTGATCTAAATATTCTCCAAAAGCATCTGTACTTAATGCACTTGCTACTGATCCGTAATCACCAGTAGGAAAAACCAAGCTTTGATCTGCTTCTACATAGTTAGCTACGGTAACAATAGAACTGTTACTATCTCTAACATATAGTTTTTGATCTGCTGTGTTAATTGCTACCTCGCCTGCTACTAAATCGCTAGTAGTAGGTGCGTCGCTTGCAGTTTCTGATTTCTTTAACTTTATTACAGTTGCCATTTATTATTCCTTTTTTGCCAATTTAGGATTAGGGATAAGAGGTCTTGGACCGTCTACCTTTCTGTTCCAACCTTTCGGTTTAGGAGCCTTAACTAAAGGAGGTATATTAGGTTTTTTCTCTTCTACCTTCTCTTCAGGCTCTTCAGTTATTGGAGCTGTTGTATAATCGGAATGTGGATTAGCCGGCGGTGTAGAGTATGTACTCTCCGGTGCCGGGTTCGTTTTCACTTCCTCTTTCTCTTCGCTCTTTAACCTCTCTTGTTCCCTTCTCTCTAAAAGACTTAATCTAGTTTTTAGTAATATATTCTCTTGGGTCAAGGTATTAACTTGACTTGCCAAGTTGTTTATGTATTCATTAAGTAGTTGTTCATCCATTTCAAAAATCCTTAAGTATTATTAATATGTTCCACCGTCAATTGAGCCAAACTCTGGTGTACCACCTGATCCTGCTTGTAGGACCTGGCCGTCAGAGCCTGCTGCTGTTACTTGTAAAACGCCTGTTCCATTACCGTAAAGAATACCTTTACTTGTAAATGTACTAACACCTGTACCACCATCTGCTACTACTAAGTCTGTGATACCAGTAATAGTACCGCCTGTTATAGTTGCTGAAGATGATTCTAGGTTTGCTACTAAAGTACCAACTGCATAACCTGTTCCACTTGTATTAACAGTTGTGGTTGGTGCTGCTTGTAAGTCTTTAAATATTTTCCATTTACCAGAGTCATTAGCGTCTCTAAATAAACCACCGTATAAGTCCTGTGAACCACTTGTATCATACAGACCATATATACCTAAGTCAACGACGTCGGAAGAATTATTGCCTGTAGCAAGTGAGATCAATGGATCTGCTACGGATAATGTTGTGGAATCAACAGTTGTTGTTGTTCCTGATACTGTTAGGTTACCTGAAACTGTAGCGTTTCCGCCAATAGTTACATTATCTGGTAACGCTATATTGATCTTATTGTCGGAAACAGTTGTAACAATTTCGTTTGCTGTTCCTTCAAAAGTCAATGTGTCTGTTCCTACTGTAACTGTATCATTAGAGCCACTGTCGGCTGCTATAGTTAGAGTAGAGCTTGTTGAAGCTGTTGATGCTGCTGTAATACGACCTTGTGCGTCGATAGTTAATACAGGAATTGCTGAGCCGGAACCATAAGCTCCTGCTGTAACCGCTGTATTGTCTAGAGTAGCTGTAATAGTAGTTCCAGATGCTGCAGTTGTAATACCTGTGCCACCTGCTACTGTTAATGATTCTGAATCTAGATCTATATCTATTGAACCGGAATCACCAGCTGCGTCTAAATCGCTAGCTGTTACTTGTGCGTCTACATAAGCTTTAACTGATTGTTGAGTTGGGATAAGTGTAGCACTATCAGATGCCATGTTATCTTCGTCAACAAAAGCTGTTGCTGTAATGGTGCCATCAGAAAGAGAACCCCATTGTACTGTTCCAGAAGCTGTAATGTTTGTAGCTCCTGTTATAGCACCAGAAGCAGCACTTAGAGTACCGTCTGTTAATGTGCTACCAGTAATAGTAGCTCCGTTAAAGTGTCCACTAGCATCTCTTTTAACAAGTGTAGATGCTGTAGCAGCATTCGTTGCGTTGTCAATAAGATCTGTGTAATACTTTCCACCTAATTCCTGAATAACTTCGTTACCACCTGAATCAATAGATGAAATGTAGAGTTTTGCACTAGCGCCGGAGTTGGATCTATCTTCAGCATAAGCCAATTCGCCTTCAACTAAGTCGGAAGTTGCTGGAGCTGAGCTGCCAGTACTTCTTTTAATTTGAATTGTAGTTGCCATTTATTTTCTCCTAGTTAAATGTCTTTTATTATATTATATAAAGCTTTATTTAATATTAAAATGTCCCACCGTCAATAGCTGTAATAGAAGCTGCAACAGACGATGCTGGTGCTGCCTCCCAATTACCGCTTGAACCATCATAAACTAGAGTGTATCCATTTTGCTTTGAACTAGTATCAATACCAGTTAAATTATCAATGGTTGTGGACGTCGCCACCTGAGATTGAGTTGTTGAAGTTGTGACTACCCTAGTACTACCAGTCGATACGGATACCGATATTGGATTTTGTGTAGCATTTGTAGTTACTGCCATCTAATTCTCCTATGCTCTTGTAACATTTGGTGTTACTGTTGCTATTCCCTCTAAAACTCTTAATGTTTCCGCACTGGATGCTATCTCAATGTCGTAAACATATCTGCCTGCTTTAACTGTTGCTGTTTGTGCTGCAGTTAACGATATAGTTATCTTACCCGTGGCGTCTACCTTCGCAGTAGTAAAATCTGTAGCAGTTGTTGCATCATAAGACTTTCTCATCTGTGATGTAACTGTATAATCAGCTAGATTTTTGGCAGAATTATCATCATTTGTAAGATTTACATCTAATGAAAAGGTTGTGCCTTGATCTATTACTACATTTGAAATCGTTGCCATTAGTTATTTTCTCTATAAATATCGTGTATAGTCTTATTTATAAATAAAAGTGATTACAATGAAAACTATTTTAACATTAAAATACGGTGATAAATACAGCGCAGATGCTGTTAATTCTATATACGAGCATACAGAAGGCAAATATAATTATGTATGTGTAACTGATGACCCTAAGGGCCTACACCCTGATATAGGTATTTTGTATATGGAACATGAACCAAACGGTAATATGGAAAAGTTAAAACTATTCCAACTGAAAGACATGGGTACTATTCTGTACTTAGATTTAGATATAAGAATACAAAAACCAATAGATCATTTGTTTGATTATTGTATTGATAATCCTGTTATAGTATATACATGGTGGAAAGACAAAGGTAATAAACAAATAAGCATACACGACTTTCCATGGCAACCAGACTTTGTAGGTCCATTAAGTAATTATAATTCTAGTATTATGTTGTGGAAAGATGCAACGCATATATGGAAACATTATAACGAATATCCTGAGATGTATGATGTTCAATATCCATATGGCGATGATACATTTTTATATCATGAAGGATTTACATTTGAACATTTACCTAATGAAGAAGTATATGCTTTTAGAACAACAGGAAGAAAGTATAGGCCTGAATATACAATATGCTTATTAAATGGCTTAGATAAAAACCCGGAGATTGAGAAAGAATATGATGAACTTTGTATGCATCAAGTGGGGCACTAAATACGAACCACACTATGTAAACAATCTGTATCGTATGGTACAGGAACACTATCACGACGACTTTACATTTACCTGTTTTACCGATGACCCTAAAGGATTAAATTGTGATACTAGAGATATACCTGACATAGATCCTTTACATCCTAAATATTGGTTTGGTAAAGAAAACTATTGTTGGGATAGATCTAAATTTCTAGTATTCAACTCACATAACTTTTTAGGTTATGAAGGTAAATGGTGTTACTTAGATTTAGATGTTATTATACAGAGTGATATAACAGACTTAAATGAATTGGCCTTAAAGCCTAGGATAATAGATGTAACTTGGGACAATCCTAAAAGAATACACGAAAGAAGATTTATAGAAATTAGAGGATCATTATATAACTCTAGTGTAATGTGTTGGAATAGAGAACAATGTGAACATATATTCTGGGAGGCGATGGACGAAGATCAACAGATATTTAGAACATTTTTTAAAGGTACTGATAACTATCACTTCTGGAGACAAAGAGAGTTTTGGAATAACATACCACACGCGTGGGTGTATAGTTATAACCGAGGTATGCAATGGCCTGATGATTTAGAGGCATATAAATATAGAGAAGAACCTAAGTTTTGTTTGTTCAATGTGGATTCAAACCCACCACCCAAATCGAAGAAACAAATTAAGATTGATGAATTAGAAAATGAGACACTTTTGAGAATATGGCATGGTAACAATTATAGCAAATCAGCTAGATAATAATTATAGTCAAAACCAAATAAATGCTTTTTATACGCAGTGCAAAAAACTGATAGAAAGGCCTTTTGACTTCTATGTCTTTATCAATAAAGAAGAAGAAAAACTACTAAAAGAAACTAAAAAGAAAGAAGGCTATATAGATTGTATTAACTTTCATGTTCCTAAGTATGGTGTTGATTGGTTAGAAATAGATATCATGCAACATACAAAACCTAATAGCACTTCATTGTTTATTACACCTAACACTATTATTAACAACATAGAGGACATAGAGACTTATAAGGCCAACAAGAAGATTAGACTTCAGGACGGTAACCTAGCATACTTTATTTTCCGAAACGATAAAGTAGAAAATATATTAGAAGAATGGGACGAATCTGAAGACAATCTATTATATGAATATGATATTTTTAGTGAGAAGTTTTTAATAGAGGAAGGTACTTTACCTTTCCTACAAGATAGTACAGCAACATACCCAGAAAAGACAGATGGAAATATAGTTGCATTGCCTTTTTGGTATGAGGATTTTACTGAAGAACAATTAGATATAATGTACAATAAAGAAACAGACTTATATCCATGGCTACCTGAGAGGATAGAAATAAATCCAATAGACGGTGAAGATTATTTAACATTAGAACAAATAGAAGATACATTTACAAAAGACTATATAGAAAAATCTAAAATAAAAAGAATACATTTTAAAGGTACGAATACAGATCCTACATTAAACCCTGAACTATTTGATATTGCCCACTTCTTTATGTCTAGGTGGGGCATAGGTGGTTGTGATATAACTACAAATGGCAAACACAATGAAACTATTTGGTGGCGGAACTTAGGTTTAATGTTTTTAGAAGCAGGCAATATTACATTTAATATTAATACAAGTAATCCAGATAGAAAAATATTACAAAATGCAGAAGCATTAATAGAATCTGGGTGTAGAGTGTTTTGGAATTATGTACATACAAATCAAATAGATTCAGACATACAAAAAGCTAAGAAGATATCAAAGCAATATAATTTTTATGGTTTTATATATGACAACCAAGTCCCTGAAACAAAAGAACCCATAAAGAAAAACATAAAACAAGAGATGCCAGACTATAAACTTATAGAACTAGAGACTCTACAGACACGAAAAAAAGACGACATATATAAAGAGAGAACAATAAAATTTTCACCACATGTTAAGTGCGAAGGTAAAGTTAATAATTCATTTTATTTAAACGCAACAGGTAATGTGTTTCCCTGTAAGCATGTGGCTCTTAATTTAACTACTGCAAATAATTCTCCTGAACACAAGACAGAATTGTTGTATAGTTGGGATAAGAATAATATAAATGAACACACACTGGAAGAAATTTTTACAAATGACTTCTATAAAGGATACTTTAATAACCTATTAAAGTTAAATCCAGAAATAATACACAATGAACAAGGTGGAGTATGTTAAAGGTAACAAACAAAAAATCAGTAATACTAGAAGGCACATTCGAAGACTATGATAACTATGTACCAATAGTTAAAGAGTCTGAGTTTGCTGTACTCATTATAAAATCAGATATTACAGACTTTGATTTTAAAACAATGCAAGTTACAGATGAGCTTGCTAAAAATAAACTACAATACGGTAAGGACTATGTCATATGCAGGTTAAGTTAATCAGTTACAGTCAATGTGATGGTAAAGAACTATTGATGTCCACAAGCGCAACAGAACTTGTTGCCTATTGTGCAAGGGTTAGTAACCCAGACAATCAAAACAATACAGTTACTAGCGATAAACTTATTAAATATTTAATGAAGAATAAACACTGGTCGCCATTAGAAATGGTTAGTGTATGTTTAGAAATAGAAACTACTAGAGATATTGGTAGGCAAATTCTTAGACATAGAAGTTTTAGCTTTCAGGAATTTAGTCAAAGGTATGCAGACCCTACAAAGGATTTAGACTTTGTAACAAGAGAAGCAAGACTGCAAGATCCTGACAATAGACAAAATAGTATTGAATTAGATGCTGACTTTGAAGGATTTAAACTGGCCAAGGAATGGGACGACATTCAAAAGGATATTATTAGATACTCTAGGCAAGCTTATTGTTGGGCAATAGAAAACGGCATTGCCAAAGAACAAGCAAGGGCTGTACTTCCTGAAGGTAATACATTAAGTCGTATGTATGTTAATGGTACATTAAGAAGTTGGATTCATTACATTGAACTTCGTGGCGCTAATGGTACACAAAAAGAACACATGGAAATTGCACATGTTATAGCAGATGTAATAACTAAAATTTTTCCACTAGCAGGAGATTATAAAGGCAAAGAATTATGAGAGTTAATATAGTATGTTCAAAATGGGGCGATAGATATGGTCCTCATTTTGTGAACAAATTAAAAAATATGTCAAAGAGAAATTGTAATCCGAAACATGATTTCCATTTCTATTGTTATACAGATAACGCTGAAGGTTTTGATGATGATATAAAAGTCATACCTTTTCCAGACATTCCTAACATACATCCTAAGTATTGGTTCCAAAAGGACGACTTTAAATATGGTATGGCAAGATGTTGGGATAGGCCTAAGACAATGGTATTCAATACGCATAACTTTGCTGAAGATAAACCCACAGGTCGTTTCGTATTTTTTGATTTAGATGTTATTATACAAAATGACATAGAGCCTTTATTGACCTATAATATGGAAAGACCAACTAAGTTAAAAAGCTGGTGGCAAGACCCGCGCCCAATGAAGACGCGGAGATTTAAATTATCTCATGGAGCATATACTAATGGCAGTTGTCAAGTTTGGTCCGACGATCAAGCAGAATGTATATGGCATGATGTATTAGAGAATCAAGAAAAGATTTGGTTCACATATACAGACGGAACAGATAACTATCACTCATGGCGATGGGGTGATTGGGGCAAAAAATTATGGGATCACTTTCCTTCAGACTATGCTTACTCGTATAACCGAGGCCGTAGTTGGGAAGATGATGATTTAACCACAGAGATATATAGGGAAACACCTATCCTCTGTGTATTTAATATTGACTTACTACCCAAACAAATGACTGAGGGTAGAGGACATGTAAAACAAAATGAATTAGTAGATCCGGAGTTATTAAAGCATTGGCAATGAACATTTATACAGTAAAATGGGGCAGTAAATATTCTGCTAAACATGTGAATAAGATATATGAGTCTTGTAAAGAGTTTATATCTCAGGACTTTACATTTTATTGTCTAACAGAAAAGCCAAAAGGAATAGATGAGAACATTAAAATATTACCATTCCCTAAAGGAAATAAATTAGAGAAGTGGTGGAATAAGATGTACTTGTTTGATGATAATGTTGTAAGACAAAAAGGTGAGAACTTATTCTTTGACTTAGATATTATTAT